ATCTAGTGCTTATGGAAGTTTTTTAGATGGAGTAACTAGAAGCATGAGGACATTAAGATTAATGTCAGAAGAAACATTTGAAAGAAACCAAAAAGTAGTTGAAGAATTTAAAAATACTGCTGAAAGATTAAGAACTCCATTAGCAAATTTAAAAGATGATTCAGAAGAATTTAGAGACAATATGGGAGAATCTGAAAAGTTTATTAGACAATTTTTAAGTGGACTAGAAAAAAATGCTAATTTATCTAAAAAAGAATTACAAGAATTATTCTCTGAAATTGAAAAAGCTAAAAAAGAACAAGAGGGATTAAATTCAGAATTTGAAAAAACAGCAAGTACTATTTCTAGCAATATACAAAAACCATTAGATAATTTAAAAGATATTAGCAAACAAGTAACATCTATTTTAGAATTAGGAATTAAAGGATTTTCAAAAGGTATTGCAGAATCTATTGTTCTTGGTAAAGAATTAAAAGAAACATTTAAATCTATTGGTCAAACATTAGCTGTTGGTATTTTACAAACTATTATTGAAATAATAGCAAGAGAATCAGTATTACTTGCAATAGAAAAAGCTAAAACATTTTATAAACAGCAACAAGCTATGTTAAGTGGTTTTTCTAATTTATCTGATTTAGGTTCAACACTTGGTTTCTTTAAAAGAGCATCAGGTGGTTCAGTACAAAAAGGACAACCATACATGGTTGGAGAAAGAGGTGCTGAATTATTTATTCCAAACCAATCTGGTCAAATTACACAATCTGCTAGAGGAACTGATGGTGGACAAACTACAGTTAATTTTAATATCAACACAGTAGATGCTTCGGGATTTGAAGAACTATTAATCAGATCAAGAGGAACTATAACTCAATTAATTAATTCTGCTGTAAATGAGAGAGGGGCTAAAAGTATAATCTAATGTCAGGTGCATTTCCAATATCAACTGCTAAGTTTGAATCTTTAGGAATAAAGTCAATTCAAAATACTATTATATCTAAATCTATTTCAGGTAAGAAACTTGCAAGACAAATAGATGGTCAAAGATGGGGATTTACTGCTAGAATAATTACAGCTAAACGATCTGATGTTTATGGACAATTAATGGCATTTATAATTAAACAAAGATCAGGCAAAGAAAATTTTACAATAGTGCCACCAGAAGTCGAAGATGCTAGAGGTACAGCAAGTGGTACACCAACTGGTACAGCTAGTGCTGGAGATACATCTATTACATTAGGTGGAACTGGAACTGGCACATTAAAAGCTGGAGATTTTATTAAGTTTGCTAATCATTCAAAAGTATATATGGTCGTTGCAGATCAATCAGATATTTCAACTGGAACTCTTACAATAGAGCCACCATTAACTACAGCAGTTTCTTCATCAGATATTCAATATGATGATGTTCCATTTACAGTATATCTAACTAATGATATTCAAGAGTTTGGAGTAGTGGGTGCTGGACAAGATGGAACTTTGTTATATCAGTTTGAATTTGATGTTGAAGAAGCACTATAGATGAAAAAATACAAAATAACTCATAGAGTAAGTGCCGATTTTATTGCTGAAATTATTGTAAATGAAGATGAAATTAATATTCAAACTAATGATCTTAAAGAATATAAGAAACCTAATAGCAAATTTGAATATACTATGTTAAAAGGTACAGAAAGTGTAACTCAAACAACTTACGAAGAATATGACGAGAAGCCTGACAACAGCAGTAAAGAACGAATTAGCAACGAATGATATTCGACCAGTACATCTTATCACTATTGGGTTCAGTACTCCTGTTAATCTTACTGATTGTTCCTTTTCGCTAACATCATCAATATCAGGCTCATCAGTAACTTATTTAGCATCAGATTTTATATTAGGTATATCTAATCATACCGAAGAAACAGATATTACTAAATCAAGTATCACAATTAATTTATCTGGTGCAGATCAAACATTTATTTCAACTGTATTAAATGAAAATGTAATTAATGATGAAGTTACTATTTATAGAGCATTTTTAGATGATTCAAATTCAATTATAGCTGACCCACTTTTACTTTATAAAGGTAATATTGAAAATTTTGAAATACAAGAAAATGAAAAAGATAGTGCAGTTGGTTTATCTATTGTATCACATTGGGCAGATTTTGAAAAAAAGAATGGTCGTAAAACAAACAATACATCACAGCAAAGATTTTTTAGCACAGATGTAGGTATGGACTTTGCAAGTCAAACAGTTCAAGATATTAAATGGGGTAGAGCATAATGGGTTGGGGTAGTATTGTTAAAGCTGTAACAAAAATTACTGGATTCTTTAAAGATATGAATCCTCTAGTATCTTTAGGGGTAACATTATTTTTATCTTGGGCATTAAGACCAAAAGTTCCTGAAATACAAGATTTTGGAACAAATGAATTTGATGATTTTGAAAAAGGTATTCTAGTTAATAAACAATCTAATGACGCAAATATTCCTGTAATTTATGGAGAAAGATTAACTGGTGGAACTAGAGTGTTTATGGAAACATCAGGAACAGATAACACTTATCTGTATATGGCTATCGTAATGGCAGAGGGAGAGATCAATGATATTACAGAAATAAGAGTAGATGATAAAATAGTTACATTTGCATCAGGATTTTCTGATGGAACAGCAGTAGAAGTAGATAGTTCAGATAGTAATTTTTATAAAAATTCTGAAAGTTTAATTAGAGTAGAACCACATTATGGTACAGATGGTCAATCAGCATCAACATTATTATCAACATTAACTAATTGGACAGCTAATCATAAATTATCTGGTCTATGTTATTTAGCAGTAAGGTTTAAATGGAATCAAGACGCATTTACTGGAATTCCAAAAGTACAAGCTAAAATTCAAGGTAAAAAAGTTGTATCTTATAATGCAAGTTTAGTTGCACAATCTCCAGCTTACTCAACTAATCCAGCATGGTGCTTATTAGATTATTTAACTAATACTAGATATGGAAAAGGTTTATCAATTTCAGAAATGGATTTACAAAGTTTTTATGATGCTTCACAAGTTTGCGAAACGCAAGTAACACCATATTCTGGTGGAAGTGATATTAATATTTTTGATACAAATACTGCATTAGATACTTCTCAAAAGATTATAGATAATGTTAGAGAAATTTTAAAAGGTTGCAGAGGATATTTACCTTATACTCAAGGAACTTATAAATTAATTATTGAAACAATAGGTAGTGCATCAATAACATTAACTGAAGATGATATTATTGGTGGATATACTTTATCTGTTCCAACAAAGAACGAAAGATATAACAGAGTTATAGTTGGCTTTGTTAATCCTGATCGTAATTATCAAGTTGATGAAGTTCAATTTCCACCAATAGATGATTCAGGATTACCAAGTGAAGATCAACATGAAAATATGAAAACTGCTGATGGTGGATTTTTACTTGAGGGTAGATTTGATTTTAAAACTATCACATCTCCATATCAAGCTGAAGAAATGGCAGAAGTTATTTTAAGAAGATCAAGACAAGCATTAACATTAGGATTAACTGTTAGCTTTGATGCTTATGATTTAGCGATTGGCGATATAGTTAATATTACACATAGTTCATTAGGATTTTCTGCTAAACCATTTAGAGTTATGGGAATGACTTTTAATGAAGATTTTACAATAGGTTTATCTTTGGTGGAATATCAAGCATCACATTATACATGGGCAACTAAAACTCAACAAGCAACAATCCCAACAACTAATTTACCTAATCCATTTAATATCCAGCCACCAGCTAGTATTACTTTAAATGACCAATTAATCCAATACAATGATGGTACAGTTATTGTTGCATTAGACATAACTTTAGGTGCTTCTCCTGATAGCTTTGTTGATTATTACCAAGTCGAATATAAATTAAGTTCAGATACAGATTATATTATTTATGCACAAGGTAGTGGATTAACTCACAGAGTATTAAATGTAATTGACCAAGAAACTTATGATGTAAGAGTAAAAGCCTATAATAGCTTTGGTGTTGGTTCTACTTATATTTCTGCACAAAGAAAAATTGTAGGTGCTATTGAACCACCTAGTGATGTACAGGATTTTGCTTGTAATATAGTAGGAACAGATGCTCATTTAAGTTGGTCGGCAGTTCCTGATTTAGACCTTGCATATTATGTTATTAACTATTCAACAGTTACAAGTGGTGCAGAATGGCAAAACTCAGTTCCATTAGTTACAAAAGTATCACGACCAGCAACTTCAATTACAGTTCCAGCTAGAACAGGAAGCTATCTAATCAAAGCTGTAGATAAATTAGGAAACTTTAGTTCTAACGAAACAATCGTATCAACTAATATTACATCTATAGGAAACTTTAATGCAGTAGCAACACAAAACGAACACCCAGATTTTACTGGTGCTAAAACAAATGTTGTAAAAGTAGGAAGTACAATTCAATTAGACACTACAGAATTATTTGATGATAATACTACAGATAATTTTGATGATATAACTACTAGATTTTTTGATTCAGGTACACTTGCTGGAAACTTATATTCATCAGGTAATTATGAATTTAGTGATGTTATAGATATAGGTGCAGTTCATACATCTAGAGTAACAGCTAATATAACTCAAAGTGCAGAAGATACTGACAGATTGTTTGATTTTGTTTCTGGCAATTTTGACGATCAACCCTCAAACTTTGATGGAGATGCTTCAGTAAATTCTAACTCTCATTTAGAAATAGCTTTATCAAATGACAATATTACTTACACAGCATTTAGAAATTTCACAGTAGGAGATTACACAGCTAGATATTATAAATTTAGAATTGTAATGACTTCTTCTAATAATTCTGCAACACCTATAGTTTCTCAATTATCAGTAACGATTGATATGATCGATAGAATATTTAGTGGAAATGATATTACTTCTGGTGCTGGAACTTATACAGTTGTATTTACAAATCCTTACAAATCTGTTAATTATGCTGTAGGAATAACAAGCCAATCTGATAGTACTGGGGACTATTATTTAGTAACAAACAAAACTATCAATGGCTTTGATATAACATTTAAAAATTCAGGTGGTACAACTATATCAAAAGTGTTTGACTATCTGAGTAAAGGATATTAAAAGAAGATATGGCACAAGTTTCACAAGTAACATTAGA